TCTTGTTTCCATAATTCATTAGAAACTAAGTTAAGTGCTCCATAACTTTTTAGGTTATCTATGCCATTTCTTATAGAATCTGCACCTTTTTTGCATGGCTTAACTCTATAGCCTAGATTCCTTAACTCTTTAATACTCTTTGGCTCTGCACTATCTGCCATTATTAGGGTGCCACTTCTTAGACCCTTCTTTATCCCAAAACTCTCTAATTCTTTTGCTATATCGGGATTTGTTAAGCCTGTCTTATATAACAATAGCTCCCCGTATAGCTTACCCTGACTAAGCACAAGCTTTACAATAGTTGTCGCATCATTGGTATAGCCGAAATCCATACCTAGGCACGACTTTTTGATATTTGTTGTAGGTAGTTTAGGAATCCAATTAACTGCAGGGAATACAACTCCTTGTACTTGCCCAGTCAGACCAAGGCCGTATACCCTCCATTTTTCTGGGTCTTTATCCTTGAGCTGCTCTATCTTTTCCTTGATGCTATCTTTCAAGAAGGGATTATGTGTGTAGTTGGAGATAAGTACCTCTACCTTCTCTGTGCCAATTAGCTTATCATGTACCCAAAATGCGGATGTGGGATTATAATCGATAAATACTTGCTTGGATGTTCTAATCTGTAGCTGGTCATAAATAGAGTAAGGGATACCATTGGCCTCATTCATAAACAGATAGTCTCGTTTACCACTCTTAGCATCTTGCTCATTGTCGAACGACTTGAACTCCATGATGCTCCCATTGTGGAACCTATACTCTCGGTTTGTAATGTTGGTGCTCTTGATCATAGACCTAAAGAAATCATCATTGAGGATGCTCTCGAAATCTCTTATGGCTCCAGCCTTTAGGTTAGGGATATCTTGTCCAACTATTGTAATGATTTGATTGGCTTTCTCCCCTGCCTTACAAGCTAACACCTGCAGCAGGCTGTAGGTCTTTCCGGAGGATGTGCCGCCTTGGTTCACTACAACCTGCTTTGTGGAACGATAATTCCACTCGAAAATAGGAGATATTTTAAACGGACTGTTAATCATCTAGGTATTCGCTCTCGCTATGGATAGGCAAAACATTGGTGCTTTCAAACTTTACTTGGATAAGGTTTGTATGTACATCTGCATCTAGCTCTAGCTTTTGTTGCTTAGGCATAACGAACTCCAAAGCCTTTAGATAGGCTGCTATTTTATCTTTCTCTGATAGGGTTTCGCTATCTAGCAAATCAAAAAAGTTATCAAGTCTTTCTATTAGACCTAATTTAAGCTCCTTTTTGAACCCACTTAACTCCTTGTTTTTGCTGCCTTTAGCCCTACCGGATGGATTCCCTGACATCCCTTTTTTGAACGGCATAATATTGTACTTTTATTGTTGATTTGCAATTACTTCTTTTTTTTCTTAGCCTTAACTTTGGCCTTAGTCGTTTTGACTCTCATTCCTCTTTTTGGGTACTTACTTTTTGGCATAATTATCTGTTTTTAATAGCAATTTTCACAAATGCTCAATAGTTCATGTCTTACTTTTGTCCAATAGGCATAATTATGTGGAACCTCACTTGTAGCATCTAAAAATTCTTTAACAGTAACTAAAGCACAATGTTTAGCTACGTTAAAGGTCATATCTGCGTCATTAATTTCAAACTTTAAATCTAAATATTCCTCTATAAGAGTTCTAGCTCTAACTTGTGCTGGTAACCTGGTCATGTCGTTTTTTTTATAAGTAATCCTCAAACACATTATCTATCTCATCAGATACAGCCTCCCAATATTCAGGGTCTTGGCATAATCTTGTATGTAAAATGCTTTCGCATAAAACCTTTGATAACATATGACATAATTTTATGTTTTGTTTTTCATCTTTTGGCTGTACAAGATTATTCTCGAATATATCTGAAATTATACTTTTTGCTTTGTTTTCTACGCTTTCATTTGTGTTGTAAAAGTCCATAAATATTGTTTATCTGTTTTTTGATTTCTTACCTTCACAATTCCATAGCATTCTAGCAAAGTCATTAGGCCCTGCTCCTCGCTTGCTAGACTTTATTCCCGATGATCGTGCACAGTAGTTATCTCCTCTGTCTGTGCCAGGTCCGACCTTATAACCTTTGGCACCAAATTGCACAACTCCCTTGGCTCCATCGAAGGGGATGGCTTTGTATTTCTTACCTTTGGCTGTTCCTGCTGCTATCTTGTACTTCTTGCCTTTGACAGTAACTGTCTTACCTATTTGTATTCTCGATTTACGTTTAGCCATCTAGTCCTATTTTTGTCTTTAAATCAAGGTAATCATGATGCAAGTTTATCTGTTTGGTAATCTGCTGCATCATCCCTATCTTATATTTTAACGGGTAATTATAATCAAAAGTTTTGCACTCAAGGATTAAAAATACATCAATTGAATTAAAATAATCATTTTTGGTAACAATTCCATCATCAAGAAGCAAAAAATCAATCAAGTCCTCATTCATAAAGGCTATGTCCTCTAGTATACTGGCTTGTTCGTCGTTGTAGGCTGAGTACCAACGGCAACCTATTATAGGTTTGACTTTCCTTGCTAACTTGAATGCTTTGCGGAGGAATCTATCTTTTGGATTTTGCATCTCTAATCTCTTTGTATATTGCAAACATTAATCCTCCGATTGTGAATGCTCCATAGTAGAGGATGAACGGGAGCAATAGTATGAATATAATTGTTTTCATAGTGATTTAAGTTAAAGTAAATAACAGATGCTATTTGCCATACTTGTACCTAGTACAGCAGATAGCTTAGTGTTAGCCACAATAAAAATTACTAATCTTTAATGTTTAACCTTTTTTCAATCTCTTTAATAATCTCGTACTCTTCATTTTCTAAATTAAAGTGACAATCACTCGTTTTAGAAATTTCATATAATTCCCTTAATAATTCTAATGTTGTTTTGTTTTTCATTTCCGTAATTTTAAAAGATGGATAACACCACCTATAATTAATAATTTTTTCGTTCCTCAAAATTCCAAATCATATACGGAACGTTGTAAAACATAGGCGGTTGAAGGGGTCGAACCTTCGCTGAACCTTTAGCATATAGCTTCGTGGAATCGAACCACACAGCACCGCACCGCCTACGAATTTTACAACAATAAATAAAGAACATTAAAACGATTCTTTATTAGAACCGTTAGGCACAATATTGCTTAATATAGTCATCTAATTCAAGTAATGGCAATCCTTCTCTATCACACCTTAGACAAAATTCAGCGTATTGTTTCGCAACACTTTTATTAACAATGGCTATACTCAAATTTTTAACTAACGTCCATGCGTGGCTATAAGATTGTACTTCACCATCTCTTTTACCTTTCATGTAGTCGCTAAAATCAATTTTAGGTTTTTCAGCACCATTTTTTAATATTCTTAATGTATCGTCTATATTCATCATGTTTCTTTTTATCCGTTAAAATCAAAGCATAGCCGTAGCCGTTATTTTAAAAAGAGGGATAGTTACCAGCTACCCCTGTACAAAATAATACTACTAACATTCTCCTATTACAAGTGCATTTATTGTTTGTACTGTAATAATGTTCCTTTTATCATTGTCAAATATCCAAACACCTTTAAACCCTATATTTTCTATTTGTTCCAATATTGTATCGGTTAGGTATATGTCTTTGGAATCGTTGACATTGGTAATCTTTTTAGTGAAATCCTCATAGGTTAGGCCTCCAGTTCTATGGTCAGGGTAAAGTCCTATATCAGAAGGAATATAGATAGAATCATTTTGCTTCTGTATTAATGGATCATGTATTGGTTCATCAATAATAATCCGATAGGTATAGGACTTGTAGTCATCGTCTTTTGTAGAGTCGCTAATCTTTCTATCAACTACAGCATCTACACGTTCTTGAAATAATACGCAATTTTGAGGCACTTCAATTATTGCACCCAAGGGTATTTTGGTATGGGAATTAATATAGAGTAACATAAGTTTTTTTGTCAAATTACAAAAATACGTATATAATATCAAGCTCCCTAGCTTTTTTTACAATTTAGAACCAGCTCCAGAGCTGTTAGGCCCTGTGCTGATTGTAAAAGGATTTTTAACATCCATGACTATATTGCTAACATAATCGTCTATACTTGACAGGGTTTTTTGTGTTTCGCTTATTACCTGTTTTAGTACTTGGTTCTCTGATTGCAGCCGGGCAATCTCCTTCTTTAGTTCTTGATTTGTCATATCTAAAAAGGTAAATCGTCAGATAATCTAGTCTCTGTCTTGACAGTCTGTTTAACCTCTGGAATGCTTTGCTCCATTGGCTCCACTCTCCATACATCGATTGTACTAAAGTAAACAATCTTGTTTTCTGGAGATTCCCACTTTCTACCTCTAAGGTTAAAGTGAAAAGTATACTGCCCTCCTATTTTCAATGCATCTATCTTTTCTATCTTGTCTTGTGTCGCTTGCATTTTGATTGTTTGAGGATACTTATCATCAAGTGTTTCAATTACAAACTCTTGTTTTTTGAAGCTTTCTCCATGTGTAGTAGCTGCAAATTTCTCTATTAATTTTCCTTGAATTTCCATTTTAATAATTTTAGTTAGATTAAATCTTTAATTGTTTTGTATTTTTTTCTAGACACCAAATGGATGTCCTCCTTTTTAAGTAATGATAGAAAGTGCCTGAACATTATAAAACTGTTTACAACATCATCAATACTCATTTTATTCGCAAATCCTTGCCTGTTTAGATAACAATCGAAAGCTATTGCTACAGTTACATTTACACGTTCTGCTATTATT